CAAGAAAAATATTGATAAAAATACTGCTATTTTTTAATTGTTTATTGCTTTTTTATAACATCTTTGAATAATGTACAAACCGTCTCATAATCAGCATCTATATTAAAAGATTCTTCCGTCCCTATAAAATAAATAGAAGTCCGTTTTTCATTTGTTCCCGGATTAATACGAATTAAAGTTATATCTGGAATTATAAATGTGGTTTTATCAACATATTCTTCTATTTCGATTTCGATATTTTGTTCTTTGGCCTTTTGTATCTCATCAAAATTATTTGCATAAACTATAGGCAATTCAATTATTATCATAATCTTTCCTCTTTCCATTTATTAAATGTTTTCGGGATTTTATTATTACCCTGTTTTGCATCTAAGAATTTCATTGTTAATTGACAACGGCATTGAATATCATCACTTGTACCGGTTAATCCCGGACCTTCAACTAATTTTTTGATTCCGTCCATTGTAGTAAATAAAAATAAACCCTCAGCATTAGGATCAATTGATTCCATTTCGACATGGTTTTTTATTTTTGTCCCTTTGATTTTATGCGAATGTTTATCGTTGATTGCATCCCAATGCTTGAGGGCTTTCATTCCTATTTTTTCGGCAGCATCAATAACTTTATTCATTCCTAATAATCTTCCGGCTTGCTGTGCTCTATGTGTTTCTGTCCAAACTATACGACTTGATTTTGATATACCTATATTAAGTTCATTTGTTAATTCATGTGCTGTTTTACTAAAACCCCAACCTTGGATTAATCCTTCTGTAATATTATTACGTACTCGATCAATCATAGCACCAATATTTTTTAGATTACGTGTACTCCATTTAATTTTATCATAAGGATTAAATACGGCTGCTCGAATTGCACTTGTTGATAATTTAGTAAAATCAAGTCCTGTCTGTAAAGAAGATTCAGAAATAAAACCAGTCCAATTATATGCTTGTTCATAAACTGTAACGATTGCCTCTTTAAGAGTTGCATTAAAAGCGTTTGGAATTTTTAATAATTCGAGTTGAATATTCCTTTGTAATGCTTTTAATCTTCCAGTTCGTCTAAGCATTGCCGGGTCTGGTTTCTCACCATAGATAGAATAGATTTGTGCAAGTTCAGCGCGGATATTTTCGAGTGCGGTTTTATAGATTCTAATTAAATCACGTTCAAATTTTTTGATAATGCGAACGTCTAAATTATCGCCTTGATAAAATAAGTTTGTTAAATCCATTATTCATTTTCTGGATTTTCTAAATCATTATAAGAATCCAAATTTATATTCGGTTGTTCTTCTTTCATTTCATTAACTACTTTTTCCGGATTATCAATAAATGGCATTAATGAATAAAGAAGTTTAAGAGGAATTTTACCATAAAAGGCATTGAATATAGTTCCGTAATATTCTAAATCCATCGGAAGATTTCGAGTATAAATAAAATTAATTAGCAATGGATCAAAATCAATTCCCTTTTTCCTGAATGAAGTTGCAAGTAATTGATATTCACGTCTTAACCCTGCTGTAAAATTTATTTCTTTCATCTTAATATCATTTTCTAAAGCTTGTAGCATTCGAGCCATGGCAATACCACTAACATTTCCGGTGATTATACTTCTATCATGAAAATCTATACGCTTTGAAAATTTATAAATATTTTCTTTAAGACTATTTTTCTGATTTTCCAGAAACGTTCCATTATCGTCTTTCGTTATATAATCAACATCAAAATCCGGGTCTTCGCTCCCAAAGGCTCCGGTTAATTTTGCATTTTCCATGGTTTTAGGATCTGGTACAACTCCTTTGAATTTCATATAGGCATTTCGATAATCTTCACATTCATTTTGTGCATCTGAAATAAGTATATCATAAGCATCAATGTTGTCTATAACTCTATCGAAATCACCTTTTTGTGATTCATTATTAATAAACTCAATTAATGGTACTCCTTCAAAACCATGAGGCATCGATTCTTGTGTGTCTAATTGGAAAAGCCAAGGTTGACGTGTTGATTCAATGTAATAATAAACGTCTGTTGAATCATACCATTCTACAAACCAAACATCTTGTAATTGTCCATTATCAATATTTTTTATTTTGATTTGATAATAAATCATTCCATAATCAAGTTGATTTGTTGTGCGGTTATAAATAAAAATAATTTCCCAGGGCGGAACATTCATCATCCTTTCTTTGCCTCGATAATTTGGGTCATTCGAACCATCGATATAAAGCATACGTCCGCAACTTCCACAAACTCCCATATATAAAGCTGTTTCTAAATTTAATTTATGTGAATCATTGCGTCTATTAAAATCATTTATTGAATCGATTATTTTTGTATTGCTTTCTAATTTTTCATCAAAAACAGTTGACACATCAATGGCAATAAAATAAGAGCGACCTTGATCTACTATTAACGAAGGGAAATCCTGTACGAGTTGATTATTGGCTTTATAATCCGGTGTTCCTATCGGGCGGGTTCTCTTTTTTATTGGAATTGCATTTTTATCTAAATTATATCGTTCCCATTTCTCTTTTTGTTTTACTCGTAAATCCTCATAATCTTCTATCAAATCTTTGAATATTTCAGACATTATTTTATCATTACCGTAATCAAGGATGGCTTTTATTTCTGAGGAAATCATTTGATTAGCTCCGTTTCGTTTTTGCAAAACTAATTTATGAATTTTTTAATAGATACAGAAATATTAATCAGATTCGCTGTACTGCCTTCAATCTTTTTTCACGTACGTATTTTAACCAATTACAATAAACAAGTGAATCCATATTATCGGGCGAACGTCCTATCAATGCTTTTATATCTTCTTTCTTTGTTATTTTTATTACTCCGTTAGGTGTTTCATAATCTATTGATAAAAGTTCTTCCTCTAATTTTTCATTTTTAGGGATATTCAAACTTGATAAATCTATTCGCAACTGCCAATACATTTGACATCGTAAATTCAAAAAATTAATTACAACTTTTTTGCCTTTTAATATTTCCAAAGGACGTGAACCAGAATTAATTGGCACTAATTGAAAATCTATTATTTCTTTTTCCCCTTCTTTGTCAATAATAAATATTTCTTCATTTTCTCTTTTTGATTTTAGTATATCAAATACTCCGGACCCGATACCATCGACATCAATTCCAATTTTTGTAGGTCTATAAATTTTTATATAGTCGATTGCTTTATCGGCAACTTTGACAACATCTAAACCATGAAAATTATATTGAGTAAAATTATTACCTTTATCAAAAGTGAATACGGTATCATCTTCACCAAATCGTGCAACATCAATAGCCATATTACAATGCTCAAATTCTTTTATCGTTTCTGCATTCATGGCAGATTGTATAGATGAATAAGAAAATAAACCTTCTTCGTTATCAGTGGGAAATAAACCTAAAACTTTCCATCTAAATAAATTATTTGGGACATAAATTTTGCCTTCAAACTCAAAAGTATTTACTGAGGGATCATGTACCGGGACTTCTAAACACCAATCGTGTATTTTTTCTAATATCCATGAATAAGCAACAGCACCGGAAACAATTTCTTTTTTCTCAATTATATTCGGATGTGTTAGTGCCGATATCGTTATCGTTTTCCATTTAGTTTCTTTGGTATGTTTATGAAAGGGAACATTAATCATTGACGGATTGCCAATAGCTAATATATGTGCTTCTTCGTTTGAAGTTATACCATCAATAGCACCCCAAATAGCAGGATGAACGCCACCAGCTTCATCTACGATAACAAGAACACGCCCAGAATGATAACCTTGAAAATTTACTGCCGATTGTTCTTCCTTTCCTTTTTCTACTGCTATCCCAACGGCAAACCATTTAGGCGCTATTTGATAATAAAGTTGCGTTAAAATACCACCAAGATTATATCTTGATTTTTTGTGTATCTCTGCTATTTCTCGCCATAATAAATCACGGACTTGTTTTAATGTCGGGGCTGTTGTTAATACAATTGTGTTAGGATAAGGGAGTAAATAACAAATAACTATTACGGCTGCAATAAATGTTTTTCCTACTGCATGAGCCGAAGGAACGCCAGTATATTTATTCAGCCAAACACTTTTAATAATTTCTTTTTGTTCTGTAGTAAGGTATTCGATTCCCAAGACTTCGGAAATCATATAAAATGGGTCACGTATTCTTTCGACAGTTCTTTTTTCAGCTTTACTCAGATTCATTTTGACGCACTAAATCGGCAATAGAGTTTTTCAAATTAACTTCGGCTGATTCAACCCATCCTTCCATTATTTGAAACCATAGTTTTTGACTTGCAGAAGTTCCTTTCCGTGCAGAATTGTAAACGCTTATTAATACGTCTGGACTAAGAACACGTAACGGACTTTCCTGCGGTTCAAACTTCATTTGCCTAACATGTTTCTTAATCGTAGTAACTGAGATTTTAACCCTTTGTGAGACTTCATAATTTGTAGGGCATCGTTTTAATTCTTTTATCAAATCGATATATGTCTGTTGAATTAAAGCTTGATTTCTCGCCCAGTCTATACGTTCGTCTGAGGGCAAAGTTTTAGATAACTTTTTTTGTTTCTGTTTTGCCATGTTATTTATCTTCTTTTATTAAATCAATATTTCTTATTTCTTTTAATTTTGAGGGGTCTTTCATTGCTTTATTATCGGATAAATTCTTTTGATTTTATAACTATCTAATGACCGTCCGTTTGGAGTCATGGGATTTGGATCCCAAACTTGTTTAGTGTCCCAATAAATTGCATGTCCCATTGGTTCGCCGGCTTCACTTTCTACTGCTATAAAACATGGAATTTCTTTTAGATTTATTGTTACTGTCATATTGAAATTATCATTAAAATCTTTTTGTTGTTGGATATCAAAACCAAATCCACAAATTGCCTGTTTCTTAAAAGCATAATGAGCAAATTCCCATTCTGAATAAGGCGGTTCATGTAAACAAAATAATTCAAAATCTTCTGGTGTTGTATTAAAAGCCATGGCTGCAACAATAGCTAAACATCTTTTATCACCAGAATTTTGTTTCAATCCTAAATTCTGTTTATCTAATTCAATAAAACTCATGCGGCTCTTTCCTTTTTATTTTCGATTGAATAAACAAAATCAAATAACTGTTTTATTGTTTCCGGTTCAGTATTTATTAAATATGATTCTAAATCTTGTTGTAAAATATGAAGTTCATTAAGACAATAATTGATAAATATTGTTAATGATTGTTCTAAATATTTTTCAAAGTAAGCCGGTTTATGCTTGTGAACGGTTTGAATATGAAAACTATGCTTGAAGCCCCACAATAGATAATCACATTTTCTTAAAAGCAAATGATGTATATCCATTTTAGGAAATAGTTTTTTTACATAATTAAAATACTTCCGTGATTTATATTCTGAAATCAATACATGATTGAATTGAATATATTTTTGATTAAGCAGGGTTATCATAAAATTTCTTTTAGAAGTTTACAGTTTTCAAATGCTTTTGTCCTGGTTAATGTTTTTCTGTTTTTACAAAAAGCGATTCTTTCGGGGACCCAGGTTTTAGCAAAAAACCCAGCCTTCGTTATTTCACCATTTGATTTCATATCCCGCGCAATAATTTTATTAATATAAATCCCATATTTTTCATAGACCCATGCTTGTTTAATTGAAAATGTCGCACTTGAATTGTTTGGCATTTGTCCGCGCCTAAATGCAGGTAATCCTTTCACATCAATATAGGCGATTTTTTCTCCATTGGGAGAAGTATAAATGATAATTACAAATCCGAATTTCTTAATAAATAATTCAGATAATTTACAATCTGAATCGCCGAAGCCAATTAGAAAATCCGGTTCATAACTCACCGAACGGCAAAGCGGTTTTTTATGATAACCAATTTTAGTTTTTAATTCCTTTGGCAATAATAAAGATTTAGTATCGGACAAAAGAAATGATTCGGGGTGATATTCAAAAGTTAAAATTAATCCTGCAGATTGCGCTTCTTCACACCATTGATAAAATTCTATTTCCTCAATAGAATCAAATTCAATTTTATTATAAACTGGTTTTTGTTTCAATTACTATTCTCCAAATTTTCTAAAAATAATTGAATCTTTTGAGTAAAGATAAATAAGGAAGTTTTTATTTGGATTAAATCGCAATCTTTTACTTGAATAAGGATTTTTTCTATTGTTTCGGGAGTTAAAAAATATTTTTGCCCGTCCCATGAGATTATCATTTGATTTGCAATTTGTTGTTTTGCTAATTCTCGCGGAGTGCCTTTATTAATTAATCTTTCGTATTCTTTCCGAATATTAAAATCACGTTCTATCTTATCAAACTTATTGAATAATGAAGGTAGAAGATCATTAATCATAATTAGAATCTCGTCTAATTAAAATAAATATAAACATCTTGAGATAAATAATAACTTTTTATAATTGCTATCGCATTTAATTCTTGGTTAAAACACAATCTTGCAAAGACTGAATTATCAAAAACTAAATCGGGATAAAAAAAATATTTCATTAATTTATTCTCTCTAATAAACTATGAACGAAAATTTTACATTCCTTTTTTATTACTTCTAAAGTCTTCGTATCAAACAAAACTATTTCATTTGTATTATCTAAAATTTTATCAAGTACAATATTTTCCGGCTCCGGCTTGATAGTTAAATCTTGCGGGTCAAATGGTACCGGGGCATCATAAATAAAACTCACTGAATAATTCCGATTATTAATATTTATCGGCATCATTAACATTATGCCGCTTTTTCGAATAGTGATAATTGAGAATTTCTCTCCCGCAGAAAGACAATAGCTTCCTGCTCTAATTTATTAATCGCTTTAAGACAACCATCGGGTAAACATGTTTTTTCATCCTCTGTATTGTCATATTTAAGCGGTGAATTTAATAACAAAGGTGCATGAGAATTTTCAAGACTCCTTAATGCAGTAAATATAAACCCTCTTGCGTTTTGTTTATCATGGTAACTAAAACTTATTCCTCGCATTTCTATTTCATTATCATTACAATCTTTTTGTTCACAAATTATAATTACATATTTTCTTAGTGCGTGTATAGCATTCAAAAATCCCGCGTGAGGAATTTCTGGTGCTTTAATTCTTACCAATGCCGGCTCAGGATTTTTTTCATTTGTGTCCGTATAATATTCCATTTCTACTTTTTCATTTTTATTGATTTTGATTTTTAAGAACTTCATAGTATTCCTCCATTGTTTAATTAAAATTAATTATTGTTTTGCAAAATGTCAATTATTAAAAACAAGCTTCCTTAATTTGGGTTTGTATTGGATTCCAGCTTTTTGTTAGATATTCAATTTTAGTATCAGCCATTGTCGGGTTCTCCGGTTACTGGAATTTTTGTCAATTCAATACTTTCACCATCTTCTTTTAATTCTTCAATCTTATCGTTCGCCTCTGTTTCCGTAAAAAGCTTGGCGTACTTTTTAAGAGTAACGTATTTATTTTTGCCGATGAAATATCTTTTCTTTACTTCATCATACAAAACAAAAAGCGTGGAAAAGTTGTCGTTGTTTGCCATGCTTAATTTCCTTTTTCTAATTCGTTTTTAGCTGTAGTTAATTCGTTGATAGCATTATTTATCTTTAGTAACATTTTTCTCTGTTGGTTGAAATTAATCAACTGCCCTTGAAGAATTTTCTCAAGTTCTTTTTCAACCCAATAAGTATTAACATTATATTTCTCGAATAAATTTTGAATATTATGTAACGTAGCTAATTCTTTAAGCTGTCTTTCATGCTTATACCCTAGTTCCGAAATTTTCCCGCCCACTTTTAATCCCAACTCCCGAAGGGTTTTTTTGTTATTAATAAAATCTTCAAAATATTCTTGCTTATCTTTGTGGAAAGGATATCGATCCCTCTCCAATCGGCTCATAATAATATAAACAAACAAATCCGGGGGAATTTCGCGCTCAACATATTTTGCTCTTTTAACAGTGCGTAAATTCTTTTCACGGCAATAAATAAGCCCCGCACTTTCCGGTATTTCGTTTTTCTCTATCAAATCCGGCGGACATGCAAAATAAAACTCATGACAGTATTCCATGTATTTCAAATATTTCTGATCTCTTAAAAAATCTTGACGGCTTACTTTTACTTCGTAAATGGTGATTAATGGATTTTTCCAGCTTTTTTTCATTGCCAAAGCATCAAACTTTAGGAGGTTATCCGAATACCACGAAGAACCATTTTTAACTTCACAGATAAAAAAATCTTCTGCATGTCTTTTATCAAGCATCTTCTTAATATGTGTAGCATTTGGTTTCAAAAGACATCATCCTCGTCTGTTGGTGGCGGTGTTGTTTCATTAGCATAATTAGCATCGTGGTTTTCGTTGCCTTCACCGCGTTTCCAAGTGTTTAATGATGTATAAGGATTGCCGTCTTTGCTGATTTTCAAATCAACATTCACCCATTCGGTTCCTTGATCTTTAAGCCATTGTATAGCTTCTTCCACCTTGAAAGCTATTCGACCTTTTACATAATCCGGCGCTTTTGCGCTTGGAAGTTTGAAAATAATTCCTTTCGGAAAATCTTTGTTGTTTTCAGCCATAATTATTTTCTCCAATAATTAAAAAGGTAATTCGTCTATTAATTTTAAACTGCATAAAGCTCTATAACACGTTATGTAAATCCTACCATACCAAGATGTTGGATAATGCCACGGGAAATGATATTTGACCAAAGAATTATTTAACCGCACGTAAAGCGAAGGATTTTGAGTGCGGTTCAAAACATACCCGAATTTGAATTTTGGTTTTGCCTTTAGCTTATATAAAATGCTTAACAATAAATTTGCTTCGTTGCAGTATTTTTGAACTTCATGCCTAATCTTACCCTCAATTACAAATGACGGGTGAGGTTTCGGATCCGGCTTTTCTGATTTGCCGACGGGTAAGTGGAACTCATATCTGCCCAATTGATATTTCGCTAAACCAACCCATATTTCAGGTTTGTAAATCCCCGTTCCTTTGCAACACCAACATCTTTCTGAATGCATTCCGTCATAAGATGTCCACACTCCTTTGTAACATCTATTGCATTTTAAAGCATCAAAATGCTGATATTCGTAACCAATTGTTTTACCGTACTGTTTTAATAATTTATCTTTTAGCGGATAAAAACCAGTCCACGGATTGCTGTTTGCTTGAAATACGAGCCATGCAATAAAATCCACTTTTAGCAAATGCGCTTTTTCTTTGTAGTACATTTGATAAACAGCATTTGCCGCAATAACTAATATCCAAATAATTAAAAAAACGTAAGCTCCGTGCATTTAATCGCCCTCTCCGAAATTGATTAATGCGATTTGGATTTTTTCTTTTTCGCCTACTAAATTAGTAGTAATTAATGTTGTAGAAATATTTTCTCCAACATTCAGCTCTTGGTCTATCGCTTCTTTTAAACTTTTCAATCCAGTTGCGTTACCCATGATTAAAATATTAGAGCCATTCGGACTTCTTGATATTCTTGATATTTGGATTATGTTTTCCATTACCCTATCCTCCTAAATTCTACACGCCAAACGAAGGGGTTTGTATCCCAACCAACCGAATAATATTATCCCTAAAATTATGAATAATATGTTGTGCGGTCTGTAACCAAAGAAATAAGTTCTATCTAACATTTTAATTCTCCTTTGCCGCCGCCAAAAAATATAACTATTGCCTCAAATCCGAATTGCTTTCGCAATTCTTGATTTGAGTTTGGTCGGCTATTTTTAGTTAGTAAATTATTTATCATTGTTTTTCAAAGCCCGCAATCGGTTTAGGCAAAACACCGCT